ATGCGCCTTTTGTTTGTCGCCGCCCTTTTCGCCGTCGCCCAGCCGTCGTGGGCTCTATATAAGTGCGTCGGCGCCGGCGGTGCCACCAGCTTCCAGGAAACGCCCTGTGAGCGCGCGCAAGCGCAGACAGCCATCAAACCCCTGGTCGAGGCACCAAAACCCGCCGTCGCCCCATCTGGACCGAGCGGCGAACCCTCCAGCGCGGTCACGGCCGGGCGCCCCACGCTCGACCAGCAGGTCAAGGACGCGGAGGCCGACCGGCTGCGGAGGGAGGCCGGCTACACCCTTCGCGACAAAACGGCCCAGCTCGAACGGCACCGCCAAGCCTGTGATAGCCAGCAACGGGAGATCCTGGCGAACACTGCCCGAGCCCGGAACAACCTCGCAGGCGCAACCTACGCCCAGTCGATCGCAACGGAAGCCAACGCTGCCGCCCTGCGCTGCGAAACCAGGGGGCGCGAGATTCAATCCGAGGTCGAGGAAGCCCGCCGGCAGTGCACCGCACGCGGTTGTTCCTGACACCGCAGCTACTTCGACGGCGCCAGCAGCGCGCGATCGTTTTCGACCAGGCCGAGCAGCAGCGCTACTTCGGCGTCTCGCCCTTCGAGAGCGCGTCGAGCCTCGATAAGTAGTTGTCCACCTTCCGCAGCAGCGCCTGCGAGGACTTCGGATCGATCCGCGACACGCTCGCAGGCAACGGGGTCGCTTCGGGCTGCTTGGCGATCACGGGCGGCGCTGGCGGCAAACTGGCGGGACAGCCGGTCAGCACGAGCGGCATCATCAGCACGGCCAGCCTCCAGCGTTTGAACGATCCGGGTGTAGACATCGACGATCTCCTGTTGTTGCGCTGCGTGTGTGAGCTGTAGCCCTGCGACACGCTCAGCCTCGCGCAGGGCAGCGCGGTTGCGGTCGCTGGTTTCGGTGGCGCGGGCCTGGTGCTCTTCGGCCAGCGCCGTCTTGCCCTCGGCGACGCGGATGGTTTGCAGCCCGAGCAGGGCGAGCAGCGCCGCAATGACGGCCAGCTGCCAATTGGCAAGCACGAGCCGAAGCGCGGTCATCATGCGAGCGCCTTTCGAGCCTTGACGCTCATGGCTTCCACTTCGTGGAGGCCAAAGGATCCGCCATTCACGACCCGCCGCACCTTCGTCGTATCCCCAAGGAAGGCGTCGGGCACCTTGCCCTCCCACCAGTCGATGGCGAACTCGAGCGCGTAGTGGGGCTGCTCGGCCAGCTCGGGCAGCGTTAGCAAGTCCTGCCCGCTGCGCGATGCCTGCCAGGCGTACCCGTCGCGGAACGTCAGCATGATCAGCCCACGGCCCGGATAGCGTGCCCCGTCACCACCGCCTTCCGGTCGATTGCCGCCGCGCCCGCCATAGCAAGCCTCGAAGAATGCCGGCTCGTTGAAGGCGAGCGCGTCAGCGCGCGGGACCAGCGACCTCCACCGCGAGCCAGGCGGCGACGCATTGCCCATGTCGCGGATGCGCTGGGCGCTGTATTTCCCGTTCTCCTTCAGACGCGTGAGCATCTGACTTTCAACCAGCACGGTTGGCAGGAAGTCCCACAAGTCGACGTCGCCTTTACTGAAGCTGTCGGGCTTGATCGTCGCCGCGAAGACGGTCGACCACTTGATGCTGTTGGTCGGGTCTACGCCGCATGCACGCAGAATGCGGGCCCAGTCATTGGCATTGCGTTCCATGGTCGCTCCTATTTGTCGCCGAGTGGCATCACGTCCGAGGCTGGCGGAATCACCTTCGCACCGGCTCGCAGGTTCTCGTTGGTCTTGTCGAGCTTGCTCGTGACCAGCTGGTTGAGGCGGTTAAAGAACGCCACGCGGGTCCACCCCGCCGCGACGATCACCACCATGCGGATGTCGCGCGTGATGAGGTCGGGCCACTTTGACGTGATCGCGAGCATCAACAGGTACGCGGCGCCGCCGGCGAGGAACGAAACCACCAGGTCTTTCCGTGCCTCTTTCAGCACGCTGTAGACCACGACGTTCTCGGTCGCGAGCGTGAAGATGGTGCGCAGCGCGCCGCCGAGCAGCCCGGCGACCGCGCCCCACATCAGCGATTCATAGTCGAAGCCGCGCACTTCGACCGCGAACGTAGCCGCGTAGACCACGCGCATGAAGCACAGGCCCCAGACAGCCAGCAGAAATTGGACGATGAGTCGATTTTTCATCTTGCGAAGAACCAGTCATGCAGCTTCCGCAGTTGCTGCGCGTTGAGGGATACCGCGAAAAGCAGCGAGAGAAAAAGCGACTCCATCGCCTGCCGGCCATAGAGGAAAGACAGCGGCCCCGAATCGAGCGGAACGGCGAGCACGGCTAGGTAGAACCACGTCAGCGAGGTGATCGCCGCAGCGAGGCAGGCGGCCTTGCGCGGCCAGCGGCACGCCAGCGAACGCGGGAAGAAGACCAGCGCGATGGCATGGGGCAGCATCAGCAGAAGCGCGACGACGAACAGACTGCCGACGAAGCCGGTGGCACGTGCGAGCGACGCCACCTTGAAAAGCATCGAGGGCGCGATCTGGTAGATGTAGGTGATCGGCCCGATGAGGTCGTTGGCGAATGACAGCGTCACGTAGATCGTGAGAAGTCGCACCTCGAGCCGGTCTTGCTCCGAGGGCGTCGGAATCCTGACGGCCGCGACGTGGCGCCGCACGTCGGCCTCGGTGGTGGTGGTCTTGATGGTCACGTTCGCGCTCCTCTGCGGTGGTGGTGGTTCATTGCCGGTCCTCAGATTTCGATGATGTCGATAGGTAGATCGCCGGCGGCTTCGCCTTCGATCACGCCGCCGCGCACGAACACGGTCAGCCCAGCCTCGGCCACGCCGACCGCCTGGATACGGCCGCCGCCAGGCAGCTCGATGGTGGAGATGCCCTCCACTATCGACAGCACGACGCCAGCCTGGCGCGGCGGGCCGCTCACGAGGTTTTCAAGTTGCTTCCAGGGGTTAAACATGGGTTTCGACTCCAATGGTTTGCCAAATCGTGAGCTTCTTATCCGCGCGCTCGACCTCGGCCGCGACGCTTCGCACCAAGCCGATGCGCGTAGTGGCGCCATCGACGTAGCGCACGAACTTTCCGGGCGGGATGATTCCGGTCTCGGCCAGCACTGGAAGGCGCAGCGACACCGCGGCCTGGCGTCCGGTGTCCGCCAGCACCGCCAGGCCGCGCTGGCGGGTGCCGATCGCGTTGGTGCCGAGCTGCGCCGTAACCATCGGCGCCTCAATGTCGCCGGCCGTGCCCTGGCGCGTGATCTGGCCGAGCCGGCCCGACTTCATGCCGCGCACGAAAACCCGGTTGTAGTTGGGCTTCTCGGTCCACACGACGGCCTCTTTCTGCACCACGTCGGACGGCAGCTCATAGTCGGGCACCACGTCGCCCCACTCCCATGGCTTGGCCGGGTAGCGCTTGAGAACGCTTAGCGCCTTATCGCTGCGGTGCGCCTGCACATAGGCGCCCGCGTCAGCAGCGATCGCGTTGATGGCACTCATGTAGCTGCCTTGGTGCGAGAACACGCCCGCGGGAACCAGCCAGTCCTCGGGCTTCCATCCCGCGTCAATGTCCCACCCCAGCGAGACGCCGTTAAAGGTGAGCACATCGGCGGCCAGCTGCTGCACAGTGCGATCGGCGATGTTCCCGAAGGTCATCACCGGCGAGTAGGGCGCGTCGAGCACGGCCGCGCGACCGCGGCCCGTGATCGTGAGGTCGGAGCGGCCGAAGGTGCGGTCGCGGCTGATGCCTTCGACGATCGCGCGGTAGGCGACGCCGTTGATCGTGGCCTCCAACTCGACGGGCACGCCTCCGACGGGCTCCAGGTCGGAAAGCGCTTCACCAGGTACCCGCGCGGTAAATCCCCAGGTCCAAGAGTCCGCGTCGATCGTGAGCGACATGGCGGTGTTGGGTATGAGCACATTGCCGACGACGCGACGAAGGCTTGCGGTGTTGATCACTGTGTAGATCCTCCGAACCGGAACGACGACCGTTCCACCAGGCTCAGGCGGTAGGTGGCGCTCGCAGATGAAAACGAGGTTGGTGTCCGCGCTCCACAGCGCCGAGAACACGAGGTTGCCGGTGGGCACGTAGCACGGCTCCGGTCGGGGTGGGATGGGCGTGTCACCGAGGCCAGGGACTGGCCTGATCGCGTCTTGGTAGCGGGTGCGGGAACCCACCTCGATCGGCCGGCCATAGCCGTCGTGCTCTGCGAAGGCCGCGTGCAGCGCGATCGCGTCTTGGTAGCGGGTGCGCGCTTGATTGCGGATCTTCTGCCCGTCCTGAAAGCGCACGACGGCCGACGTGCCGAGCGGCGCTCCGTTTTGAAACCGAACGGCGCGTGCGAGCGGTAGCCGCTGTGAATCTTGAAACCGCGCGACGGCCGACGTTCCCAGCGGCATGCCTTCCTGGAACCGATCACGCGAGGCGCGCCGCATGCGCTGCGTGTCGGCCCATCGCGCCCGCACGCCAACGCGCAGCGGGACTGCAGACTGAAACCGGGCCTCTGTTGCGACAGGCAGGCGCGCCGCACGCTGGGCTCGGTCCTGCGTGCCCACAGCCATCGGCAACGCATCTTGGAAGCGAGCGCGCGTGCGACCGACAAGGGGCCGCTGCGTGTCCGAGCGATAGACGACCTCGCCGGACAAGGTGGGCTTGGTGAGCACAACCGCGCCCGACACACCGATACCGAGCGCAACACGGCCCGACAAGGTCGGCTTCGCAAGCGTGATCGCGCCACTGATGACCGCATCGGTGATCGGATTGCTGCCGTCGTCACCGAAGACGAGGTGCGCAGGCTGCGCAAGGGGCGCGGCGCGGAAGACGAGGTCAACAGATGCCACGTCACGCCATCTTCAGCTCGGCCAGGATCGCACGGGCGCCGGCATAGAGCAGCGTCCCCGTGGTGCCGCTGACCTTGAGCGCGCCGGAGCCCAACGTGTCGGTCACGTCCCCTGTGCCGAGCAACGCGCCGGCACCGTTGTAGAGCTCGAAGCCATCGGCCTCGCCTTGCTCATGAATGAAGTCGCCCGTGGCGTCCCCCTGCGCGAAGACCAACTCGTGGGCGACCAGTGAGGCGGCCGGCTTCGCGAAGATCATCGTCACGAGAGCCGTCGCGCCCTCGTACAAGATGGCGTAGGCAGGCTCTGCATCCGCATCGAGCAGAGCCGCCACGCCGAGCAGCATGGCGTCGTTTGTGGCACCGGTGTGCGTGAAGGCCATAGGTTCAGGGGTCCGTGAAGATGAGGACGCTGGAGGTCATGGCGTTGCCTGGAGTAACGGCGTCCGTCGTTGCGAACCCGGTCGTCACCTCCGACACGCTGAGAAGGCGCCATGCGACCGCCAGGCGGTTGTCATTGCTCGCCGACACAGGACGCGCAATCTCGTTCCACCCCAGCGAGTAAATCTTTCCCTGTCCGATGTAGCCCGCGAAGGTCGCAGCCGCGATAGCAATTTGGTTCTTGCTGATGGCCGACGACACGGCCGGCACCGCAACGAAGGCGTCGCTCGTGCTGTTCTTGACGAGGTGCCCTTCGGTTGCAAATGCTGGCGTGCCGGTCGGGCTTGAGAGCGCCAGCATCTGCCCCTGCAGCCGCAGATTGCTCGTCTGCCCGAAGGTGTAGCTCGTGGTCGTGCTGCCATCCCCTGCGACGGCGGTCTTTGTGTAGACGTGAACCTCGGTTGTCGCACCCGAGCCCGTGGCCCCGCCCGATGACGAACGCAATGTCCAGCCCGCGGGCGTTGCTGCGGCCGACGAGCGAACCGAAACGATGGCGACGAGAAGGTCGCCCACCTGCGTCGTGTTCGGCACCGTCAGCGCGATCGTCGTGGCCGTGCTGATTTCCTGAAGCGGCGATGCACCTCTCAGTGCCAATTCGGGCACCGGGATGACGGGCGTCTCGATGAGATCGGGCGCGAGGTTGTCGCCAACTACCGCCCGGTGGTCATGCTCGTAGTCGTAGCTGATGACGGTGTACCGCTTGCGCTCGTCGACGTAGTCAAACTGATAGGCGCCCGTGACACGGTCACTCCACTGCTCCCGAATTACCGTACCGTCCTGCTCGCGGATGAGCCGAACCAATCGGCGCACGGGCACGTCGGGCGAGCCATCCTCTTTGACCGTCCCATTGATCCGACCAACGCCAAGCGCCCACGAGTCGGTGTAGTTGTACTCTCGCCGACTCTTTCCCAAGTGGTCGAGTACCATCGCCGAGAGAGGTTTCGCAATGCTTGCGAGCGTGTTGATACTCACGATGTCGCCGGCCAGCGCAGCGCGCCCCCTCATGATGTTGTGGCGTCGAATCAGAGGTGCTTCTGACCAGTCGGACGCCCCCGCCACCGGGTAGGTGAAGCCCGAGCCTTTCAACGTCGCAGTCGACATCACCTGTACGCCACTGGTCGTCCCCACGTAGGGCACCAAGGTCAAGCCCAGCAGCCCCGTGGCGCTCGCCACGCCCTGAGACACACCATTCCGATAGAACGTCAAGGACCCCACGGCGAAGTCGATCACGACTCCGATCACGTCCCCCGCAACGAATCCAGTGCCGTAGGGCGTAGCCGCCCCCGCGAGGTATTTGTTGCCGTTGCGGTTGTATCCGTAGCTCCCGGCGCCGCTGCCCACGTAGGTGCTCGGGTTGGCTGCTGCGGTGCCCACTCCTACGGCAAAGTCTGCGGACGGCGCAATCGAAGTGACCGTCACCTCAAATTGAAGCTTCCCCGTGGACTTGTAGACCAGGCCTTTGCCCGAGGTTGCGTTGGCCGTTCCGAGCACCAACTGGTCCGCGCTCAACGTCGACCATGTCCGCGCGCGATCCACAAAGGACCATACGTTTGTGGCGTCGACACTGTCCGTTTTTGCACGGGGCCCGGGCCAGGTGAAGCCTGCCAGCAGGAGGAGGTCGGTCCAGGTCGAAGCGTCGTCCGAGAATTGAAGTCGCGCCGCCAACGGGAACTTCACAGCATCGTTGCCCGAACCGAACCGGATGTCCGACACGTCCATCGAACCACCGACCCCAGCGTCCCACGTCATCACGAGTGCCGAAACGGCGCTCGCCGACCACAGGGCCCCTGTTGATAGGTCGTCATCCTGCAGATTCACAAGCGCACCCGACGTTGGCGCGATGTTGCTCGTCAACGTCGCCGATGCGTCGACGCGTGTAGTTCCTGAGAGCAGATGGAACTCGCTGAACTCCAAGCCGACGAGGCCATAGGCCTCGAAGCCGAGCGCGCGCCAATAACGATGTGCGGCCATCCTTCGTTACCGCCAAGGGCCGGTCACGTCGACGAAAGACGCCCCCGTGTTTCCAGTGGTCGGCGTGCCGGACATCGAAGCCTGCGTCGGGTTCAGCGCCACCAGGGTGCGTCCCGCAAACGCGCCGGCCCCTGGAATGCGGTCGTTCATGCGAAAGCTATCGAAGAGCAAAGTCTGCGGGGAACTCACTAGACCGGGGCAGTCCGCCCGCGGCGGCGCCGTGGTGACGGTTGTTGCGAAGTAGCGTCGACTAAGCTTGAGCGAGCCATCTACCAGGCTCGGAAACGAACCAAACGTGGAGTCCGCACCCGAGAGAATGTTCTGGCCGGTGTACGGCAAGCAAAAATGCTGTGCAGCGGACCCCACGCCAGCGAAAGAGCGAGGAAAGACCGCGTAGCCCGACGCTTGAGTGCCATCGAGCGCAGAGTCGTACATCGAAGCAGAGCCGGGCTGAACCGAGTGGCTAAGAAAACATGCGAATGCATCGCCTCCCGGCTTGAGAGCGATGGCATCGCCAAACCCTCTCGTGCAGCCTTGCATAAAGGAGGGGCTTTGCGGCAGACCCGGGGCGATGTGGATCAAGAAAGTGCGGCCATCGGCGACCAACACCCACGCGACAGGGGCTGATGTAGCAACGGTGCTTTTGGGCCAGTACCCACCGCCTGAAATCTGCGCCGTAGTCGGGAAAGGACCTGCACCCGTGTTGACATCCGACATGGCCTCGTAGCCGATCACTCGACACTGCGTTGTGGCCGTGTCGTCCACACGCAGGAGCATCCCGGTCGATGCAACATCGGCCGACTTGTACGCCGCGAGGTTCGTGCCGCTGAAAGGCTTGAGCCAGCCGGCGGGCGCCACCTTCATAGTGATTGTGCCGGTGTAGGTGCCGTCAGGCAGCGCGGTCGCGAAAGTGCGCGTCGTTGCACCGGGCATGCCGGTAATCTTCTGCTCGCCGTTCAGGCCCGCGAAGCCCGCCGGCCCGCCGGTAACGCCTGCGATCTGCACAACCCCATCGACAAGCGAGGCATGCGTGCCGGTGTAGGTCGCCGTCGCAACACCACCGACGACGACGAGCGAGGTGAGAGTCTTCGTGTCGAAACCGTCTTTGAGGCACGCGTCGAGCAGCGCGATCATCGAGCCGACCGTGCCGCTCAGCACGGGCGCGTTCGCCATTGCGCTCGTGAAATATTTGACAGAGGTGTCCACTGGAGAGGTCATTGCCGGGCCTTAGATGATTGGGTTGTCCACGTCGCCGCGCACGAGCACTTCGAACGAGTAGTCTTCGCCGGCTTCTGCGCCGGGGGTGATGGTCTGAGCGAGCCAGAAAGTGGGCAGCGCGCCAACGGTGTTGACGCGCAGCAGGTTGCCGACCGCCCAGCCAGAACCCCATCCGCCGACTGGGATACGCAAGTACGGTGCGCCGGCGTTGTTGTTCATGGGCGCCGTCTCGGTGTTGATGCTGCCCTCGCCGATCACACCGAGGTGTTCGCCGATGATGTCGAACGTCATCGTCGACTTGAACCGGAAGGCCCACCGCTCTGTGACCGCTCCGGCATTCGTGACCTCGATCGGAAAATCGATGTCGTTGTAGGTCGCGGTCGCCGAGTCCCCTACCAGCGAGTCGGTGAAGGTCTGCGGACTCCAGGTGGCTTGATCGAAAAGCAGCGACACGCGAGCGGCCAGGTCGCCCGTGATGAGCGCGCTGGAGATGTAGGAGCCGGCCGGATAGTTGTGCGTCAAGGGGCGCATGCCCGTCAGCTGCCCGTTGATCTGGGCGTCGCGGGTCTGCGTCATGTCTTCGATGCGGTGTTCCACGCGCATCGGCTGCACGAAGCCCGTCACATCGGTCCAGGTGACGATACCTGCCTCAAGATCGACCGTGTAGCCCGTGTGCTGCGTGGCGCCGTCGCTGCCGATCACGCGCACGCGGGACAAGCGCGTGCGGCCGCAATTCACGGTGCCGCCAACGATCGCGGTTGCGGGCGCGGTGGTGTCCTTGTGGCCGATGACATGCGCGCCGCCAGGCCGGAAGATCGGCACGCGGCCGTCGGTCGGCAGGCGTACAGGATCGATGCCCAGCAGGGCCGCGTCCAGCGGCAGGTACGTGAAGGCCACGGCGTTGAGGCGAACCGTCTCCTGGCGGATCAGATCGACGTAGGCATTGGTGACACCCGGCACCCCGAGGAACGTCAAGTCAGCCTGCGTCTGCCCGCCGGCGCCCGTAGGCGTGACGCCGACGATGATCACGACGCCCGTGGTGTAGTTGACCTTGCCCTTGACGCGCGCCGCGTTGATGTAGCCGTCGCTGTCGGCCGTGACGTTGAAGGTCGTGCCGTCCTGCATGGTCCCGAGGATCGAGACGCTGCCGGTGCGCAGCGGCGCGGTTGGCACCCGGAACGTGATGGCGTAGGTGCTGAAGGGCGTGTCGGGGCCGTTGACGGGCGCGCCCGCCACCCCGCGCCAATTGCTGACAGCAGGCGATCCGCCGGCCGTCCACGCGTCGAGCAGCACCTCGCCCTGCGCGGGCGTCATGGTGCCCACCGTGGTGCCGTTCCCGGTCACGGGCGAAGGGTTGACCTGCACCGCGCCGCTGGCCTTGACCACGTAGTCCTGCCCTGCGCGGCTGAACCGCACGCCCGACAGGGAGAACGCGTTGGCGACGTTGGTCTTCAGATGCAACCGGTCCATGTCGCCGGACAGCACTTCGGCGCCCGCAGCGCCCGACGAGAAGGTCGCAGCCGCGCTGGTCACGCCCGAAAGGTTCATCGACAGGATCGTGCCGAGCGCGACGGAAGCGAAGGGGACGCGCTTGAGTGCCGCGCCGGCATCGAGGGGGTTGAGAGTGACGTCGGTCATGTTGTGCCTCAGGCAACCACGATGTCGCCGGCGAAGTCGCCGGGTTGTCGCAGGAAGACGTTGTCCCAAGCGGTCGCGAGCAAAGCGACCGGCGTGGGGATGACGGTGTTAGCGGTCAGCGAGAACGTGCCGGCGGCGTAGTTGATGCTGCCGACCACCAGGCGCGCATCGCCGAGCAGCAGCACGAGCGCGCCCGCGGCGTCATCGACGATGCGGTACGTGGTCGCAGCGCCCCAGTTCACGACCGGGTTGTCCTCGTAGATGGCCTTGATCTGCCCCGTCACGTCCAGAGAGACGGAGCCCGGGGTAACGCCGGTCACGCCGAGGTCGCCCGATCCGCCAACGATGGAAACCGTGGCTGCGGTCTTCGCGCCGGTGTCCACGTTCACGGTGATGGGCGTGCCCGGTGCGGGGAGCAAATTCGGGCTCAGCCGGAAAGTGCCGCGCGCATAGTTCACCGTGCCCGTGGCATCGCCGGTGATGTTGCCGGCGCCGTCGTCGTGCGCCGACCGGGGGGCACCATCGTTCCAGGCGATCGTGAGCGCACCGGGCTTGATCGCCTTCGCGCCGGCCTCAAGGCTCGAAACGCCCGAGGTGTTGAAGGGCCAGTAGAAGCGCCCGTTGTTGTCGAGGGTCAACACCTCGCTCGACCGCGCTGCGTCAGGCTCCACCCACTGGTAGATGACGAAGCTGCCCACGTCTGGCAGCGCGCCCAACGTCACGAGAACGGTGCCGGTGTCGAAGTTCAGGTTGCCGGCGCCGAAGCTGCTGTCGGGGCCACGGATCGCGCCGTCGCCCTGCTCGCGCAGCACATACCAGCGCCCCTGGCTCATGTAGCTGATCGACAGCGTGCCGCGCGCGGGGGCCGGCTCGATGGTTCGCACGTAGCTCAGGGACCGCGTCTCGGTCTTGACCTCGAAGCCCTGCGACTGGCTGACCGCCTGAGGGGCCGCGCCGGGCGCGTAGGTGACGGTGAAGGTGCGCCCGCCGGTGCCGAACACGTCGGTCGTGAGCACGGCAATGCCGTTCTCGTAGTCGATGGTTCCGACTTCTGCGCCGCCGGACAGGAGGCGCCCGCCGCTGTCCGTGACGGAGATTGCATCCGCCAGGATCGACAACGTGCTCGGGGCGATGGAGCCGCCCAAGGACAGGCTCTGCGTCGTCGAGAAGATTGCGTTCAGGCTCTGCACCACGGCGGCGCCCGAAGACACCACGGCGGCGGACAGCTGGTTCATGCGCGCGTCGGCGATCGGCGTCTCGATCTGGGCCGAGGGCACGAGCTGGGTGAACATGGATTCACCCTTGATCGTGAAGGCGCCGATGCTCGCAGGCTCTTCGAGGCGCGTCACACCGTAGTAGCGCGCGGCGTTTGCGACGACCGTGTCGCTCAGCTTGGTGAGCTGGGCAATCTGCGCCTTCGTGTAGTCGAACCGCGACATATCGAAGCCGGGGAAGTCCTGCGCCAGCGTGTTGCCCAGCCGCAGCGTGAGCACCCAGCGCTTGAACAGCCCGCGGTCGTCTTCGAACTCCCGCTCTTCGGCGGCGGCCTCGATGACCCGCACGTACTGGCGGAACTCGTCGGGGAAGCCCTCGCGCTTCGTGAGCACCATCGTGGCGCCGATCGGCGGGGTGTTGCTGGTCTTCTGGAAGATGAGCAGCGTGTCCTGATGCTGGATGTGATTGCCGTAGAGGTAGGCCGGATACTGCGGGCCGATCGACAGGTAGGCCTCGATCCGCGAGACGGCTTCGACACGGCGGTCGAACGTCTCGCCCGTGCTGAAGGCGGTCATCGAGATATTCGGATCGTCGGGCGGCTCCGAAATGATGACGTTCGACCCTTGGTACACATCGACGTTGTTGGTATCGACATGCACCGCCAGCTTGCGCAGCTTCACGCGGCCGAGCGCGCGGTCCAGTTCGGACACGTCGGGGAAGATGGCGTTGCTGGTGCCGTCAGGCACGACGACGCCGGTGGGTGCGCCGCCGCCTTCGGGCACGTCGGCCATCACCTGGGTTTTGACGAGCTTCAGGTCGCCCGCGAAGATGGTCACTTGTTAGATCTCCATGAATTTGAGGGTGGTCAGGTAGTAGTCCGAAGGCAGCGGATCACTGAAAGGGACGACGGGCTTCGCGTCGACTGCGGGTTTGTCGAAGTGACGAAACTTGACCTGCCGCGCAACGCCGCGCATGGTCAGCGTGAACTCGGCGCCGGGGATCGCGCCCCACAACTGGAGCCGGTCAATGTCCTCGCGGATCATCCAAGCGCTGCTGTCGTCGGGTGGCTGCAACGTGATCGGCCGACCTGGCCGCGTCGCGTCGCCGTCGACCTGCTCGATAAGCGCGCCCGTGAGGCCCACGTCGACCGTTTGCTCGACCGGGCTGTACTGGTATTCGTCGACCCACAGCAGGTCATCGTCGAGCGGCAGCACTTCCGTGCCGTATTGGAGGGTGTTGCTCATGACGACCGGCCCTTCGCGCGGCCCAGCAGGCCGATCAATTTCTTCGCGTCCTCTTCGGACCCCATGTTGAAAGAGTCCGAGGCCCCGCTCGGCACCTTGAGCTCGACTTCGTGCTTCGTGCTCTTCTCGCCGCCCTCGAGGCGCTTCACGGCGTCCTCGAATTGCCGACGCGTCGCCTGCCAGGCCGCGTCGTCTCGCCGCCCCTCAAGCGAGATGAACGACCCCTTCTTGTCGATGTCGTTGTTGATCTGCGCGTTCTGCCGGAGCGCTCCGATCACCGTCTTGAGGCTTTGCACGTCGCCGGCGTCGAGCTGGCCGGCCTTGAGCTTGTCGCGCAGGGTGAACATGAGCGAGTTGTCGACGGCGTTCTGGCCGGCGAGTCGCTCTTCGCGAGTACTCCCCGTGGTGGACTTGATTTCCTGGCCGCCCGAAGGAATCACGCCTGGCGCTTGCCCGCGCTTGTCCTGACGCGGATCGAGCCCGATGGTGGCGGCGTCCTGCCGGAATTGCCGCGCCGCGCGCGACGCCCTTCCGTAACCGTCGACGGCCGCTTGGCCGAAGCCTTCGACGGCCTCTTTGTTGCGCAGGATCGCGTCCTCGGTCTCGAGCCAACTGGGCGCCATGCCCTTGTTCGCGGCGATCGCATCCTCCGCCATCTTTGTGAACGCGGTGCGCAGCTGGGTCGCCGTGGCCTGGCCGCTGTTGCGCAAAACGTCGTAGGCCTCGCGCGAGCTGGCGGCCGTCGTGCGCAGCGCCTCCGCGCTCTTTAGACCGAAGAGGCTCATGGCTTCGGCCACGCTCTGAATACCCGGCTTCAGTTGCTCCAGCTTCACGCGCACGGCATCGGCCTGGACGTTGAGCTGGGCCAGCAGGCCGTCAGCGATCTTGTCGCCGAGCTGCTTGCGCACCGCTTCGATCTGCCCGCGCAGCGCGTCGATCGACTTTTGGCTGTCAGCCGTTTCGATGCCGCGGCCGATGCTCGCGACCAAGGCGGTGCTGGTGTCGACGCCAGCTGCCTTCAATCGGTCGAGCGACGTGATGATGGCCTCGGTGTCGTTGATCGCGCTGCGCGAGGCCTTGCCCGAGCCGCCGGCGAGCACGTCCCACTCCAAGCCCGTGCGACGGATGGCTTCACGCGCCGAGCCGTCGAGCACTTGCGCCATGCGTTCGACCTCGCGCGTAGTGCCGGCGAACGCGGCGCGGGCCTTCGTTTCAAACACTGCCAAGTCTTCGCCCTTGAGCGCTTGTGCCCAGGCGTCTTGGAACTGCTGCGCCGTCAGCTTTCCGTCGGCGGCCAGCTTGTCGAGCACGGCGCTCGCGTCAGCGATGCCCTTCACGCTTGCGAGATCGAAGTCCTTGCCGATCTTCGCAATGGCGTCGGCCGCGCTGTCACCCTTCGTGCGCATTTCGTCGAATCGACCGATCAGGCCGGTCGCTTCTTTCGACAGCTCGAATTGCTTGTCGCGAGCCTCCTGCAACGCGATGGCCATCTGGCGCTGCTGGGCTGCGTTGGACTTCGCATACTCTTCCTGGAGCTGCAGCGCTTCGTTGGCCCTCTCGATTTCCTTGCCATAGCCAGCCCACTTCGCCGCGCTTTCGCCGAGCCAGGTGCCCAACTCCTTTGCGTTCGCCAGGACCGCGAGGTAGATGTTGACGCGGGCCAGTCCGCTGATGAGCCCGCCAACGGCGCCTGAGGCCTTCGAGGCGCCTGCAGCCACTACCCCACCAGCTGCGCCGGCGGCGTTGCCTGCGGCGGCGCTGGCACGCTGCGCGGCGGCATTTGTGACGTGGGCGGCGGTGTTGATACCGACCGCGGCCGTATTCGCCTGCACGGCGGCCGTCGCGGCGGCGCTGGCTGTGGCCCAACGGTACACGTCTGCGGCCAGGCCGGCGATCTTGATGGCGGCCCAGGCCTTGCCCGCGGCGAACAGGACCGACACCAGCGTGTCGAGGTTGTGCGCCAAGCCGTCGATCACCTTGGCAACGTTGGCGCTCGAGGCCATGCCGTTGTCGCTGGCACCGACGTACAGGGTCCACTGGGTGGAAAGATTCTGCAGCGATCGGCCGACAGTGGCCGGCAGCTTGTCGAATTCGGCCTTGACCGTGTCGGCTTGCTTGGTGAGCGCAGTGATGACCGTGGCGCTGGTCAACGCGCCCTCGTTCGCCATCTTTCGCAGCTCGCCCGTCGTAACGTTCAAGCCTTGCGCCAAGGCCTGCGCAAGCCGCGGCGCTTGCTCCATGACGCTGTTGAACTCTTCGCCGCGCAGGACGCCCGACTGCAAGCCCTGGATCAACTGCGTGACGGCCGCAGCCGAAGCGTCGGCGCTGCTGCCCGACAGCTGCACGGCCTGGTTGATGGTTTCCGTCAGGCCCAGTGCCTGCGCGCTCGCCGCTTGTGTCGACAGGCCGGCGTCGGTGCCCGTCTTCGCCAAACGCGCGAACAGCGTGCCGGTGCCCTCGAGCGCGCTGTTGGTGGCGAGCGCGACCTGCGTGACGCCGCGGAAGGCTTGCTCGAAGTTGCCGCCCTCACCCGTCGCCAGCTTGATGCGGGCCTGGAGATTCTTGAATTCGTCGGCGGTCGCGGCGACGTCCTTGACCATGCCGCCGATGAAGCCGCCGCCCACTGCCACGGTTGCAATGGTCTGGATCCGGCGCAGTTCATCGCCAATCCCGCGCACGCCGTCGCGCACGGTGCGCGCGTCGGCGACCTGCCGAGCGGCAGCAGTGCTCGACGCCTGTGCGGCCTGCGCGAACGCCGGCGCCAGGCCGGCAACACGCTCGCGCACTTGAGCGATCGCCACGCCCAAGTCGCGCTCCACGGAGGCCAGCTTGTCGGCCGCGATGCCATGGGACTCCAGCGCAGCGCGCGAGGCCTCCAGGGCGCGCGACTTGTTCCCCAGCTCACCGCTCAGCTTCCGGGAGCTGGCGACGGTCTTTTCGTATTCCGTCGACAACGCGCGCTCTGCCGTCTCGGCGGTGCGCGTGGCGGCACTGGCCGCGGCCAACTCGGCGCGTTTCTGCGTGAGGTTGGTGCGCAGGTCCTTGACCGACACCAGGAGTTGGGCGTTCGCTTCGCGGTAGGCGTCGGAGCTGCGCGCGCTGCCCGTGTATTCGGTCCGCAGCGCGGCCATGGCCGTCTGCTGCTCTTTCAGGTCGGCTGTGGCGCCGTCGAGCGCAGCGCGGGCACGTGCCTCGGCCTCGGCAAAGCGCGCGGTTGCCGCGGCGGCCTGCGGCAGCTCGGTGCCCAGCCGGTCGACGCTGGCCGTGGCCTGATCTAGCTCGGTCGTGAGCTGCGCGGTGGTGCGTCGCAGCTCGGCAAAGTTTTGGACGGCGTCTTTTCTGGCGCCCAGCAGATCGAGCGCGTTGGCGGCTTCGATCGCCTGTTGCTTGAGCCCTCCCTCCAGGGATTCGCCCAGCGATCGCACCGTGGCCGCGAGCTGGCCGACGTCGGGTTCGCCCTTGATGCCGGCTTCGATGTCGTACCTGATTTTTGGATCGGTCACGCGCGTTTTCTTCTGTCAGGGTTGAAGGGCAAGAAAAGGCCCCAGCGCGACGCCGCGCCAGGGCCGGGAGGCAGCTGCTGCCGCTTAGGCGGGCGCGTCGTCGAAGTCGACGATGTAGGGCTCGGCTTTGCCCGCCGGAATCACGCAGGTGCCTTCCAGCTGGATGCCGTTGAAGTCATCGGCCAGGAAGTCGAAGCCCTGCGTCGAGCGGAGCGAGGCCTCCCACACTTCGGCACGCATCGGGCGGGAGTCCACCAGATTGACGCCGACGAAACGCGCCTGGGCGCGCACCTGCACCTGCGTACCGCCGCGGATCCGCGTGCCCGACACCGCGTTCGCCGTGCCCGCCACCGTGATCACTTCGTTCGCCGCTGCCTCGCCCGTGGAGAGGAACTTCACCTCGCCGGTCGCGTAGTTCACGACGTAGTCGGTGTCCTTGGTCAGCAGGCCCGCGGTCGCGCCGGTGAACGTGAGGCCGGCTTCGACGACGTTGCGCTTCAGCAGCGCGACCCACTTGTCCAGCTTCGCGTTGACGGTGCCCGCGATGCTGCCCGCGGCTTGCGAGTAGGACGCGAGCACGCCCTGGAACTGCATCGCCATCGCCGTCTTATCGGCCGCGGAAATGGTGATCGCGATCTTGGTGGGCTTCGCGAGCGGGACCGACGCGATGGCCTGCCCGTAGTTCAGGTGCTTCTTCGACGTCTTTTCCTTGACTTCGGAATCGGGGGTGAGCTCGAACTTGTCGGCGCCCAGCTCATCGCCCCATCCGAGGTAGGCCTGCGTCGCCGGGTCGTACACGTTGAGCTGCACGGCGCCGGCGCCGAGGATTGCTTGTGCTTCTGCTTCTGCCATTTTGAATACTCCAGAGAAAAAGGGAACGGGTCGACCTAGCCGCCAAGAAGGCCGAGCTGGTCGCGGTATGCGAGCGTGAAGGTGCCCAGCACAAGGCCGCCCCCCACGTCGATGTTTTCGAGCCGGAACGTGATCTCGCCTTCGCGGTGGTTGCCCACCTGGCAGATCGCCTTGAGCCGTGGCAGGGCCGCCTTGAGCGCCAGCTTCGCCACGCGGTAGTCGCCATGCGAACCGCGGCGGGGTTGCTCCGTGCGGTTGACGACGCCCACGTTGTAGCGATACACGCGCTCGGATGGCTTGTCGGAAGGGCCGTCGGACACGTCCTCGAAAAAGACGATCCGCTCGCCTTCGGCCAGGTCGGTCACGCGCACCGGGTTGTTGATGAGCTTGGCGCCCACCAAGCCCGGCGCAGCGACCAACGCCGAATAGAGCGCATCGCCGATCGCGTAGGCAGCGCCGAAGGGCCAAGCGTCGACGGCGCTCATGCGGTCGCGCTGCTCAGCAGCGCCTCCACCTCGAGCCCATCGTTCACTCGCTGCGGCGCCTCCAGCAGCCGGAAGACCGTGCCGATCGGCACGCCTGGCCCGCCATCCTCCACAGCGACCAACTTGTCATCGGCGCGCACGTCCTGGCCGGCCACGAAGCGCGCGGTGCGAGTGGCCGCGATGGACCGCCCCTCCAGCACTTCGCCGTCGACGGTCCCGAGAATCAGCCGCACGTCGAGATCGTCGGCGGCAGGCCGCACACGCCTGAACAGCGGCGCAAAGTCGGGGCCGTAGAACACGGCGGCCAGGTCGTGCGCGTGATCGATCACGAGTTGGCCTGCTGCGAAGAAGCGGCGACGTCGGCCAGGGCCTTGGCGTCGGCGTCAGCCTTTTCCTTGGCCTCGGCATCGGCGAGGGCCTTGGCGTCGGCATCGACCTTTTCCCTGGCTTCGGCATCCGCCTTGGCCTTAGCATCGGCGTCAGCCTTTTCCTTGGCTTCCTGATCGGCCTTGGCCTTCGCGTCAGCCTTGGCCTTCGCGTCAGCCTTGGCATCGACTTCGGCCACCATGCCCAGGTCGATCAGGCGCCGCGCATCCTTGTCGGCCATCGTGAGGATGGCGTCGACCTCGGCGCGCTTGCGGTCGTGCTTGACCGGCGACAGGACGACGACTCGCATTTAAGCCGCCCCGGTGAACAGGAAGCCAGCCGACGCGCCCACCAGCACGGGCTGGTAGGCGTCCGACACCGGGTAGTACCAGGTGTTGGTGTTTTCGTCGAAGTAGGCCTCTTCGGCATTCGGGCCGTCCTGGAGTTGGTAGGTGTAGCCGTAGTTCGGCGAGCCCATTTCCTGCGCGCTGGCCGGCGTGGTGAAAGCCAGCACGGCGTTGGTGCCCCACACGTCGACGAAGCTGGCGCCGTCGTGGTACACGGCCTCTCCTTCGATGATCGTCTCGATTTCCAGGATGGCCTGGAGTTGGGCGATCGACGCCGGCGGGCGATCGGCGGCCGTGCTCATGCGGTCCAGGATCTTCGGGTGGCGACGCAGTGCGCGCAGCGGCTTCGGGCCGAGCGTGAGCACGTTGGGCTTCTCGCCGGTTTGCGAGCGGATGGCTTCGCGGGCGTCGTCGATGTCAGTGGCCGGGTCGCTGGTCGGGTCGGTCCACTTGGAAGTGCCAGAGAGCGCTTCCTTGTTCGACGCGGCGTAGTTGGCCGGATCGGTTGCCAGCTTCGACGCTGCAACTTCGCGCTCCAGGGCCATGACGTTGAGCACGCGGCGCAGGGCCATCGCGCCCAGGTCGATGCCAGGCATTTCGCCGCCGGCTTCGCGCTGGTTCTCGACGGGCACCGCGCCTTCGAGGCGGTGGTCGACCAGCGCGAAGTTGCCCGATGCGTAGCCGTACTGCACGCGCTTGGTGTTGGCACCAGGTGCGCGCACGGTCGACACCAGGCGGAAGTCTTCGGTGCCGAACACCAGGATCTTGCCAGCGCTCTTGCCGACCGACACGATCGGAAAAAGCACGTTGGCGACCTTGGCCTTCGGGCTGCGATAGCCGCGGGCAACGGCGGTAAGCACCGGATCTTGGACACGGGCTTGGGCGAGATTGGGTTGGGGCATGAAATGCGCTCCTGAGAAAGTTGAATGTGGGGAACTGTTGAGGCCGACGCTTGCCGCGCTTAGACCGTCGGGATGCCGGTGCTCGGCGTGAGCAGCACTTCGATGACGGCACCCGCGGCAGCACCAGCGGCCAGCGCACGACCGCAGGGGTGCTTCGCCGAACCAGCCAGTGGGACGACACGGCCGGTGGCGTCGACCATCAGGAAGTCGTCCTTCACGACAGCGGCGCCGCACTCGACCATCGCGGTACCGATCACGTCGACGGCGACCGGGTCGCCGATCGCGGCGTCGAAGCGCGCGACGCCGAGCGCCTTGCCGCCAGCAGCGGGATAGACGCCTCCGGTGGTCACGAAGCGGGCGGTGGCGGTGGCCGCGGCTGCGATGACCGTCAGCGTGAGAATTGCGTTGTTCATGTTGGTTGGTCCTGGTTGCTTGCGTTGATGGTGGAAGGCCCGCGCGTCTTAGGACGCGAAGCCCATCTCCTTCATGGCCGTGATGAAGTCGATGCCCTTTTCCTTGGCATAGGCCTGCGCGGCGGCGGTCTGTTCGGCCTTGGTCTTGGGCTTTTCGTCGGCCGGCGCGAGCGAGCCGGTTGCGGCGTTCGGCGCGTCCGCCGCGTGCGCGTTGGCGGCGGCCTGGTGCGCGGCCTTGATGGCGGCGTTGACCTGCAGCGCGGCTTCGCCGGCAGTGGTCTTGCCGTCGAAGGCCAGTGTTTCCACCAGGGCTTCGTGGCCGGGCACGGCCGTGGCACGCACCGCTTTGATGCGCGCCAATTCTTGGGCGGCGCCTTGCGCGGTGAATTCAGCCTGCAGGGCTGCAAAGAGCACGGTGTGGCTCGCTTGGAGCTGCTCGCGCGTGAGAGTGTTTTCGGGCATTGCCGGTCCTTGGTCGATAGTTGCGGAGGGAGGGTTGTCTTCATGCGCAGCACCGGCGCCTTCCGACTGCTTGCGAGCCGGCTTACCCGCGACGACGCGAGCCTTACGGCGCGTCGCGAACTGGCCGGGATCGGTAGCCATCTGTTCCACCAACGCGTCGAGGGTGGAAACACCGTCCACCAACCCCGCATCGATGGCCTGCTGGCCGCGGAACACACGGCCGTCGGCCATGTGCTCAAGAACTTGTTCCGCGCTCACACCGCGGTGCCGCGCCACGTCGTCGACCATGAGCGAATAGACGTAGTCGACGTCGGCCTGCACGATTGCGCGGCTGTCTTCGCTCAGCGGCTCGTTGGCGCGCGCGATGCGCTTGTAGCGGCCCGCCGTGATGTGCTCTTCCTGCACGGTCGCGCTCGGGTTGTAGTTGCGCGAGACAACCACGCCGATGCTCCCGACCTGCACCACCGGCCCGCTGATGTAGATCGCGTTAGCGGCCGAGCCCGACCAGTAGCCCGCGCTCGCGAGCTGGTCATCGGTATGCACCACCAAGGGCTTCGCCTGCGCAGCCTCATAGATTGCCTGGCTGAATTCCGGGATGCCCATGACGTTGCCGCCCGGCGTGCTGATGGCGAGCACCGTGCCCTTCACGCGCGGATCCGCCGTGATGCTCTCGAGCTGCTTGGTCGCCATTTGCGTCGAGATGCCGCCGCTGACCTGCATGAACAGATTCGCCTTCGGGGACATAACGCCCGACATGCGGAGCACGGCGACACCACCAGGCTCGACGGTGTAGGCCTGCTGCTCGGCGGCCAAGGGCCGGCCGAGGCGCGCCTCGATCGCAGCGATATCGAGCTTTTCGCCACGCATGTGCGTGGCGTAGATCGCCTGCAGCTCGCGCAACTTGTCAGCGTCGAGCGCCCAGCACCCGCAGAGAAGATCAAGCAGCGTCATCGTTTTCTTTCGTGTCGTCGGCCGGCTTCTTGCCGGCGATCGGCGCCGCGGCGCCGGCCTTTGGTGTTGGCAGCAGGTCGGCGGCCTTGAGGCGGTCGTGCTCGCTCTTCTTCGTGTCGAAGGTGGCGTTCCAGTCGGAGCCGAACAGCTCCCACTCGGCGCGCTCGCGCGTCATGAGGCGCGCGTCAACTGCGGCCGAATAGGCGGCGACTTCGTCCTTCGGGTTGATCGATCCCATGCTGTCGCCCGGCCAGCTCGCGCGGGTGTAAGCCCAGCGCAGCAGCGGGTCGGCGAAGAAGCCAGGCGCAGGAATGCGCCCGATCGCGACGGCCTCGGCGAGCCAGGTTTCGTACACAGGCTGGCAGAAGCTGATGGCCATCCAGGCGCGCACGTTGCGGAAGTAAACCCAGGCGTCGAGCAGGGCGGCCTTGCTTGCGCTGTAGCTGCTGGCGAACTGTTTCACCAGCAGCTCGGTGGGCAGGCCCAGGGCCATGCCCATTTGCTTGATCACCGCGTCGATGAACGGGCCGAAGTTGGGATTCGGGCGTGTGGGGTTCGCGGTGTTGCTAACCTTCTCCCCCGGCGCCAAGCCGACGACGGCGCCCATGCCCAGGCCCACTTCGTTCGGCGCACCAGCTGCGCCCGGCGTGGTGCCATCGAAGACCGGCGCAGTGTTGCCCGTCGGCGTTTCGATGAACACCGTGAAGTAGGCGGTGATCACGGCGGCCATGATTTCGGCCTCGGTGTAGCGCGCGATCTGCTTGATGCTGTCGATGATCGGCGCCAGGTACGGCAGGCCGCGCGGCAGACCTGGCCGCACCTTGCGGAAGTGCTGGAGGATGCGGCGGCGGCCAGACCGGCCGATGCGCTTCACCCACTCGCCGGCCAGCGGCGAACCCGCGCCAGGCAGGAAGCCGCCAGGGTGCTGGCTGTAGACGTAGAACTCGATTGGCGCGCCGTTGGCGTCGGTCTTGACGCCGCCCGCCACCGTCGGCGTGTCGACCTGGCCGAGCGGGTTGCCGACGCGGTCGGCCTCCAGCACCTGGAGGCGCAACGCGTAGGGCTGCGTGGGCGTGCGCGTGCCGTCGGGCATGAGCGTGAAGGCATCGCCCGACTCCAGCACCGCACGCAGTACCAGACCCTGCTGCTGGTAGAAGTTGAGCTGTTGGGCGATGTCGCATTCGGTGCTGTCGGCCCACAGGCTGAATTCGTTCTGCACCAGCTGCTTCCAGGCCAGCGCCTGCTCTACGCTCCAGCCCAGCACCTGGCGGTTGGGCTCCGCGCTCAGCGCCAATCCGGTACCGATGACGCGGTCGACGTTGGTGTTGATCGCACCGACAGCGATAGGGCTGGTACGCGCGAGCTGGCGCGAGGCCGCGCGATCGCCGCGCAGATAGGGCAAGGTATCCGAGCGCGCATCGCGCGCCCGTGGCTTCCACCAGCGCCTGGCGCCCGAGCTGCTGCCGCCGTTCACGTCACCGCTGCCATCGGCGGATGCGGTCATGTTGGTCGTGGGCGTTAGTGCAGACAGCTCGGGCAAACGGGCCAGGATCTCGACTTGTGCGCGGGCATGCATGCGCGAGGCCACGAGGCCCGGTGCGAATGGCGCGATCGCGCGGTCGATGAGGTTGGGTTTCATGGTCAGTAGGGCCGGATGTAGGTGACACGGCGGCCACCGCCGGCGGCGGCTGTCGCCGCCACGATCTGCTCGGTCAGACTGCGGATCTCGGCGCGCACCTCGCCCAGGTCGGCGCGCGTGAGGCGCCGTGCCGTCGAACCGGCGCCGACTTGGTATTCCTGCGACCCGCCCAGGATCGCTGCCTCGGCGGCGATGTAGAGGGCGAGGCGGGCTTTCAGCTCTTCGGGTGTCATGTGCCGAACTTCCGGGTGAGGGTTTTGGCCGCGGCGTAGAAGTCGCTGGCGAAGCCGTCGCGAACCGCGGTGGCGGCTGCGCCAACGAAGTCCAGGCGCGGGCGATAGGTCGGCAGGTTGCGGGTGAACACGAACAGGGGCCGCACGCGCTTGCCGTCGCGCTGCCAGATGCCGCGGGTCTTGTCGCGGCCGATCGCTCCGGCATAGGGCACGCCGTCCTTGCGCTTGGCGCTTGGCCGTGTGACCGCGCGCAGGATGGTGCGGACCTGTGCGCCCGTGACGTTGCCGTTCGCGTCGAGCGGCAGGCCGGCTCCAGGCATGGCCCGTTCGCCCGCCAACAGGATTCCGGCGAAGCGCAGCCCGCGCTCCATGCCTTTCTCCGCGCGCCCGCCGCCTTCGACTTCGGGAAGGAGATAGCTGGTCGGCCTGGCGCCGCCGCTGCTCTGATCCTTCACGGCGATGCGCGCGAACAGCTTGTCCTTGGTCGCAGGCTCGATACGCGTGGCGTTGAGCGTGAACGACACAGGGCTGCGGAACCCGCTGCGCATGGCCGCAATCACGGCCTGCTGGCCCCGCTTGGCCGCCTTCGTGAGCGCGATCGCCGTGGCGTAGGGAATGACGCGCTCGGGCACGTCACGAATCCCTGCGGCCATGTCGGCGAGCGTCGGCCCCGAGCGGCGAATGTCGAGCATCAGGCAGCGTCGGCAGGCAGCTCTTCGACCACCAGACGGCGAGTCGAAGTCAGGTAGTCGGTGACCATCGCGGTCGGATGCGAAAGCGCGACAGGGTCGCCGGCGTTTTCCCATTCGCCCGTGGCGGGGTTCTTGTGTTGCACCTGGACCTGCGCCTTGTAGGGTGCGGTATCGGCGTTCTCGATTCGGATGTGTTTGGTCATGCGTGGCCCAATAAAAAACGCCCCGACCGCGATAGCAGTCGGGGCGAGAACCCCGGTGCTTCAGGTCGGGGAGGAGACGTGCTTCGATCTCCTAAGTTTGGGCGGCGCACACCATTTCGGTGGGCCTAAGTTGTCTCGTGTTCTACGAGACACTTTCAGTGTTGACGGCCCCGGGCTCGGCGTGATTGACCTGTAGTTGCAAGCCGTGCGCACCGGCGTTGCCTTCCAGGATTCGGGCCGTCGTGCCGATGCGGCGACGGAACTCCACAAGCACCCGGTAGAAGTGCGCTCTCCCAATGCCAAGAGCCGCCGCGGCGCTCTTTATCGGCTTGACGCGAGCGACGTAGTAGAGGTCGAAGACCTGCTTATCGATCGCCGTGGGCTGGCACGTGTAAGCAATATGCAGAGCGGCGATCGACGCCGGCGATATAGCTGACCCCAATCGCACGGAGCGCGTGGAGCTGGGCAAGCTAGCTATAACGGCGGGGCGTACCGAAGGCGGCCAATATAGGCCGTTGCCGCGGCACCAGGCCACCCAAGCCTCGCACAGTGCATCCAAGTCTCGGTCGCCGCCGTCGAGCACTGGCGCGTGGTCGTCGACTTCGTCGTTGGTTTCGTGTTCGTGGTCTTTCATCGGATACCTCTCGACATGAAGCGGCGACCAGCAGGCGCTGGCGCATAGGCAACGCGTGGCGGCGGTGGCGGTGGCGCGTCAGCGACCGCAGGAACAGTGACAGTCGCGGCAAGCGGCTGTCCATACGTATGGACGGCGGCCGTGCTTGTTTCACGGGGAACCGCGGGAGCGGCGGGCGCCGGTGCAGCCGCTACCTCGCCTTCGGGTTGAACGACCTCGGGTTCGGGCGCGTTCTCGCGAGGCTCCCCGCCGAAGAGATCGCGCGTCTGGTTCGGCGGCACCAGCTTCGCGCGCAGCTTCGTCCAGTCGTAGGCGCTGTACTTGTGAAGGCCGAGCTGGTACGCGATCGCCAGGTTGTAGACCGACACGTCGAGCGCTTCGTTGCGCGCACCGTTCGGCTTGATCCACTCGCGGATCGAGCGCCCCTTGACGTAGCGCACACGCGGCTGCTCGACCACCAATTGCTCGAACCATTCGTCGGGCAGCTTGTCGTGAAAGTGCATCGCGCCGGCGCCCTCCCCCAGCTTCATGCGCGCGAACAGATAGTCCTTCGCCACGTCGGTGCCGACGGTCCACAGCTCCACCCCGCCTTCGATCTTGTCGCCACCCCACTCCACGTCGACGCGCGACGGAGCGCTGCCCATGATTGGCTTGTTCGGTCGGTTGGCGCCGTGCAGCACCGTGCAGCCGACCGACTTGCGCGCCATGCCGTAGTTGTAAACGTCCTGCGTGTTGGCGCCGCCGGCGTCGATGCCGTAGGCGCTGATGAGCAGCGGCTTGCCGGTGGCGTGCGCGAGCGGCGTGCGCCGGATCGCGTCCAGGCGTCGCCACACGCTGTTCTCCGCCTCGGGCGGGTCGCTGGGCGAGCCGTGCAGGATGATGTAGTCGACAACCCAGTGCTCCAGGCCTGGCCCCCACGCTTCGATCTGCACCTCGAGGCGGCTTGGCTGCGTGTCGACGGCCATCGTGACCACCAGGGCTTGGTCGGGCACGACGCGGGGCGGGTAGCCCTCGGCACGCTGCTGCAGCTGCTGGGCCGTGGTGGTCGATTCGCTGTTCTGGTAACTCAGGCCGAGGCGCGTGTTGTAGAACACCTGCATGCCTTCGTGATCGCCACGCGCGAGCCGGTCCTTGGCGCGCGCGTACTGGCGCGCCAGGGCGAGCCAGGTGATCGCCCCGCTCGGCATATAGAAGGCCGACATCGTGAAGCTGATGGTCTCGCCGTCGCCCTGCGACTTCGCGACCCACCGCGCTTGGCCGCCCATTTCCACGTCGGGCAGCATCGTGGTCTTAGAGTGCTCTTCGATGATGCAGCCGTGCTCGGGACACACGAACCAGGCGCGCGCCATGAAGCCGGTGTCCGGGTCGCGTTCGTAGCGGAAGTTTTCCAGCACCAGCTCGTGCAGGTGCCCGCACCCGGGGCAGGGCACGTGGTAGCTTTCCTGCGTGCCCATATCGAACAGCGCGTCGATTTTGGAGAAGCCCTTGATCGTCGGGCTACTGACCTCATAGAACTTGCAGTCCCGCGCAAACTGCGTGGCGCGCGCCTCGGCCAGCTCGACCGGGTCGCCTTCCCCGTCGACGCTCGACTCCATCCGATCCACTTCGTCGATGAAGATGTAGCGCGCGGTGATTTCCGCCAGGTTGGCGGCAGCGCCGGCGGTGTTGATGTAGAGGGTCGCATCGCCTTTGAAGTCCTTGGCCTGCGTCGTGTTGCGCTTGTCGCGCGAGCGCTCGGCCGCGAACACGTCGCGCAGCACCTTGGCCGCGCGCGTGGCCTGTGACACGCGTGCGCTGAATCGCTTCGCGAGGCCATCGGTCGGCTGCAGCGCGAGGATGTTCGCCGGCGCCTGGTGCGCCACCGCGCAGATCCAATTGAGCGCGGTTTGCGTCTTGAACATTTGCGAGGCCACGCGGGCGACCACGCGCTTGCAGGGGTGCCCAGGTGACAGCACCTGGTGCACGCGGCGGGCGTAGGGCGTGCGAGCCAGCCGGAACTCCCCGCCCTTCGTCGGCCCGCTCTTCGGGAGCACCACGTGCTCTTCGGCCCACGCGTCGACGCGCAGCTCCGGGTCGGGCTTGGCCGCGGCGATCGCCGCACCCAGCACCAGGGCAACGTCTTCCTGTTCAGTCATGAGGCCGAGCCCTTCACCATCGCCAGGCGTTCGGCCATCTTCTTTTCCCAGGTGTCGAATGCCTTGCGCAGCTCTTCGGCGATGACGCGCTCGATCTCGCGCGCGTCGCCCATGCCGATCGTCCGAGCTGCTGCGTTCTGCGGCGCCTGAAACGCTTGGTCGCGCAGTGACCGGAAGGCATCGAACACCGTCCGCTCGACCGTCTTCTTCTCGACCAGCTCGCCGGCCTTTTGGCGGTAGGTCAGCTCCGCCGTCTTGGCCGCAAACACCCGCTCCTGCGCCTGCGCCTTGCGAAACACCATGTCGGCGCCACCATTGCCGCCGCTGACCCCTCCCCCCACCATGGAAGCCGCGCCCGAAGGCGTCGGCTCATCCGAGGAAGGAGGGACGGCAGGCGGCGCAGGCTTGGCGTTCGCACCATTGCGCGCGCGCGACATGTCGGTGGTGTTGACCACGAGCCGATCGGTCATCTCGAAGTTGACGCGGTCGCGGCCGTCGACCTTGACCATCACGACGCGCCCGGCCTGCTTGAGTTTGGTCACATACGCCGGCGACACACCCGCGTGCGCCGCGTACTCGCTCAAGCTGCCAGTCTTCACGCGGCGGTCCCTTCCGGTTCGACTGCTGCAGCGACTTGGCCGACGCGTTCCGCAGCGACCTCCGACCACGTTTGCCCCGTCGCCTCAAGCGTGGCCTCGCCCGCCGTGGCGTTCTGCCAGCGCGTCACGATCACGTCGACGTACACCGACTTCAGCTCCATGCAGTAGCAGGCGCGCCCCGTGCGCTCTGCCCCCATCAAGGTAGAGCCGGAACCGCCGAAAGGCTCGACGCACAGGCCGCCCGCGGGCAGGCTCGACTTCATGACCCGCTCCATCATCGCCACGGGCTTCGGCGTCGCATGGCCGTAGCGCTCTTCTCCGATCACGCGGCCGAACTCCCACACATCGCGCATCACATCGTGGGCGTTGTCGAAGTAGGGTCGGCCGGCGCGGAATTCTTCGCCGCGCGGTTCAAGCACCTCGCCCCGGAAGAGCGCGCGCAAGTGGGAGTACTCGGTCTTGAGCTCCGCGTAGGGCCGGGCAAACGCCGCGCCATTCGCGGCGGCCTGGAGCTTCGCGTAGTCCTTTTCGGAAATGAACACCCATTGGCTCTTCGAAAACCAGTGGCTGTACATCTGGTTCCCGGCGATGCGCTTCACATCGGCGGCCTTCCAGCCGGCCTTGTCGCGCTCGCCGCACATCCATTCACGCAGAGGCTCCCAGCCCGGCCAAAAGTCGTCCTTGGTCTGGTTGACCTGGAACACATAGCGGCCGAGTTGGAAGTACAGGCACCGCTCGGTCGCTTCGGGAAATTGCGTCAGGTCGGGCGATGCCATGCCGGCGATCGCCTTCTTGTCCCAGACGATCTCGTTGCGCAGCGTCATCGGCTCGCTGTCGCCCAGGCCATTCTTGAACCACCAGCGCCACAGGTCCGGCGAGTTGCCCCACACGTAGGCGCCGGCGTTGTCGGCCAGGTGGCGGCGAAATGCGCGCCACCACGCGGTCTGGAACTCATCGAGCTTGTCGCCGCGGAGGTTGTCGTTGGCAACGCCATCGGCTTCCTTCCCCATGCCGTAGGGCGGGTCGGCGTGCAGCAGCTGCGCGGTCTGGCCCGCCATCAACGCGCGCACGTCGGCAGGGTTGGTCGAGTCGCCGCACATCACGCGATGCACGCCACCAAGGATCCACACGTCGCCGGTGCGCGAAGTCGGTACCGCCGGCGGCAGCGGCGCTTCTTCTTCCTTCTCCTTTTCCGTCTTGGGTTCGTCGTCGGCGAGCAGGTTGAGCAGCTCTTCGGCGTCGAAGCCCATCAGCTCCAGCTGGAAGCCCGATTTCTCCAGCTCTGCCATCTCCGCCGCCAGCATTTCCTCATCCCATCCGGCGTTCAGTGCGAGCTTGTTGTCGGCGATGACGTAGGCGCGCTTTTTCACCTCGCTCCAGCCCTTGGCGACGATCACGGGGGCGTGGGGCAGCTCGAGGCGCTTGGCGGCCAGCACGCGGCCGTGCCCGGCAATGATTCCGTCCTGCTCATCGACCAGAACCGGGATGGTGAAGCCCCACTCGCGCATGGACTCGACCAGCTGGCCGATCTGCTCTTCCGAATGGGTGCGGCTGTTGCGGGCATAGGGGACCAAGGTGTCCACCGCGCGCAACTCGATAGCGTCAGAAATTGCGATCACTTTTAACCACCCACCACCGGATTTAACCAATCGGCGCGCCCTGCAACTGGCGCGAGCGAGGGGGCGGAATTACCCCGAAGGCTCGATACGTGGGGAGTACCTACAGGGGGGTCGGCCTGTTGCGAACATGCCACTCCGGGTCGACCCGCATCGCAGGGGCAAGGCGAAGCGCATGCTTCATCGAAGGCCGCGACCATGGGCACTGGGTACCGCGAGCTATCGACGAACCACCGCCACAGATCGGCCCCTTCGACCATCGGTCCATACGCATGGAACGACATGCGATCGGCGCCAATGTCGACGCCGAGAACAACGGCCCCACCCAACCC